GGCGCGGGGCAGACTCCCAAGAGACCACACGTTGGCCACAGTACCTTTTTCTATACGTTGTGTGTTGCCTCGGTGGGCTAGTCCTAGGGGTTGTGTGATGATTGGCTCGGCTGGCGCATTGTTATTATGCTATCCGTGGAAGTTCAAAGTTAGCAAACGTAACGTGTTGTATAGGCTTGGCGATGCTTAGCGTTATAGCTTTTGAATTTTCGTGAACCATGAACATTTTGAACATTTATTACAAATACGAGTCGTGGATGGCCTTGGATTAGCCCGCTGTTACGTTGTAAAGAATGTTATATAATATCTTACAAAAACAACACACACACGGAACTCTGCACATATTTTACATGGGGTCGTTAGTAAATGTGTTTATATATAGGTCCTCTAAACCCCTGAACATTTTGAACATTTATTACAAAAGTTGTAAGCGTTGTGCTGTTGTATCTTTACGCCATCGGATTTTGTAAAAAAATAGGCGAATTTGTAAAAAAGTAAAATGTTCGTCTAGCCTAACACTATACATTATGCTGGGTCGGTAGATATTGGTTGGCTGTTGACTTTTTGTGGTGGCGCCTATATCATATATCTTATTAGTATGCTTTTTACATATCTAGGGTCGGGCAGGGCCTATTTTGTGGGCGTGAGCAGGGCAGACCGGGCGGCGAAAGTCGTGTGGTAACGGGGGTTCGATTCCCCCCACGTCCACCACTTTTTTTTAGCTGCCCGTCTATATAGCATACCTCGCCACAATCAGGCCGAATAAACGCATAATAAAAAACAGTAAAAAAACATAGAAAACTATTTGACAAGGTATGACAATGTGCTAATATATGAATGTAGCGCATGGGGCGCACGAGAAACGAAGGAGCAACAAATCATGGCTAGCAAAAAAAGAACTACTTTAAAACGACTCCAAAATAGTGGCGTGGTTTGTTGTAATATCTGTGTTCTTTGCCTTAAACAATTTAGCTGCCAAGAGAAAATTGATAGAGACGAAGTTGCATGGAAGAAAATAGTCAAGCGATATAAAAAAGAGAAGCGCAGTTAGGCGCAGACGTCCGGGTATAAAGAAACGAAGGAGTAGCAAATCATGAGAAACGTAAAAATAGGCGAGACTTACAAACTGAAGGTTGGCGTAAACGCGGTGGATGTAAAGATTGCGCGGAGCATCGCTGGGGGCTGGGAAGCCATCAGCATTAAATCCGGCAAAACAATTACCATCAAGAATGCCAAGAGGCTGAGCGCTACAAAGAAGTCAGCTCCATCTAAAACGAAGGCCGTCGTTAAGAAGCCAGATGTAAAGAAGAAGCCTGCCGCTAAGGCCGCTGCCAAGCCGAGGGCGCCAAAAGCGAAAGCACCAGTAGCAAAGAATGACAAGAAGATGAGCCTTCTTGATGCTGCCGCTTTTGTGTTATCTGTCGGACCAGACGACCACTCTAGCGACCGCATGGGCTGCCGCCAGATTGTAGAGCTTGCCGCCAAGCGCAATCTTTGGAAGCCGGGCAAGGGCCTTACTCCGGAGAGAACGCTATACTCCGCAATCTTGCGCGAAATCACAACCAAGGGCGCTGAGTCGCGATTCGTAAAGGTAGAGCGCGGGATGTTTGCCTTAGCCTAACTGGCACAGTAGGGGAGCAACAGATGAACACACGACAGCAGCTATTTATCAATCTAAGAGAGGCCAAGGCGGCACACGAGACCGCTCGGGCCGCCTGCGCAAACGAGCTAAGCGTCCATAAAAACCGGATGGCTTGGATTGACGCCGGCCGCGAAGTAGACCGCTGCTGGGACGCAATAATTGAGTTTGAGGAGGAGTCAGATAGCGGGATTAAGCTTTATCCGCATCAGAAACAAATGATAGAAGAGCTGCGAGGCCATATTAACGCGGAGGGTAAATAAATGGTCTTGGCCGGCTGCTAGACCATCAAATAAACAGGAGGCCGGGCCTTATAGGTGGCTATTCGGGTAAGAGGAAACGCCACAAAAAGACGCAGCTGTGATTCCAGATCAAACACAGCCTAATAAAGTAACTTGGGCCGGAGAATGCGATGGCGCCAGCCGGCTAATAAGCGGGGCGTAATGAGTGCTGCAAGTCCTCTAAGCAGCCGATAAATAAAGGGGGATGGGGTGGCTCGCGCCGCTAGCAGGTAGAGCCACCCCTTGCATACAAATCAGACCGCAATTTTGCGGATAGAAAGGTAGGAAAAGATGGACGAGAAAAAAATTGTTGTAGCCTTTACGATTGGCGAAAAGGTATCTATCGGAAACGGTATTGCCGCAAAGGTTGAGGGGGTTTTCATTGACGAACACGGGGCGACGTATCGTTGCGCTTGGTTCGACAACAACCAACAACGCCAGTCGGAGTATATTCCTCTTGACGAGATTAAGGTCTGTTAGCCGAAACGCCCTCCGGGGCGTCTGACCGGGAGTTGTCCCCCGGCATTGATGAGGCAGACAAAACGAAGGAGAAGCAGATGAGCAAAGATTGCAAAAAAGAAGACAACACATCTCGCGGGCCTAGTGGTGCTATGCACCAACTTGACGGAGCTGATTGCGATGCTGAATGCAACGCGTGTAGCGAACCGTTTTGTACAAAGTGCAACAACTGGATGGACGAGCGAGTGTGTAAGGATGGCTGCACCTGTATATGCCACGCCGAGCTTTCCCAAGAACTAGGTACTGCCAGAGTGCTTGGTGGCAATACAAAAAAGAGCCTGTCAAATGGGGCAATAACTGGGGTTCCGGTCGACATTTCGCCAGATGATGCACTGGCGCTTGCAGGGATAACCGAGGAAATAGCCGCCGGGCCGTCACATAAAAAGCGCGTGTTTATCTGCTCTCCATACGCCGCTGCCGACGTAGATGGTATCAAGGCCAATAAGCGCTTCGCTGAATACCTGTGCGAGCTTGCTATCAAGCAGGGCCTTGCGCCTTACGCCCCGCACCTTTACTTGCCAAGCGTTCTAGACGATACGGTCCCCGGGCAGCGAACAACAGGCATTGAGTGCGGGATTTCATTCTTGGCCGCCTGTGACATTCTTTGGTTCGCGTCTCCGAACACCTTTATTTCAGATGGGATGGGAATAGAGATGACGGAAGCCAAGAAGCTCGGGATTGACATTGAGCGCATTGTTGTTCATCGCGACGTTATCGCTCAGATTTATTACAAGCCGGTCACATCGATTGCGGAGCTAGAACGCGAGCCCCAGAAGGCTGAGGCAAAAACGGTAGAAGAGATTCTTAGTATGAAGAGGCCTTCAGAGTTGACGAAAGATTGGTTTGACTGGGCCGAGCCATATCTTGCCACGATCGATTCGCTCTTCCCTATTTTTAGCCGCGCATTCGCTGTCGTCTACTGTCGCGAGATTGACCGCTACATGCCACAACCGCTACGTCACAAAAAGATAATCGCCGGGCTGCGTCTTTTGGCGGACACAGCAGTGCAGATTAATCAGCGTGCGGAATCTTTACTCCAGAAGGAGCACGAGATGTGCCGGCCGTCCAAGTTTTATAGAATGAAGGAAGATAAACAATAACCAGCGCCGAAGGCGCTTAGGAAACGAGGAGAAACAGATGAAAAATATGCACTTGATTGGGATGCGCGTCAGTAACTTCCTGCGCGTTGAGTCGTTTGATTACCAGTTCGACGGGAAGAGCGTCAAGCTGGCCGGCAAAAACGGAGCGGGCAAAACGTCACTACTTCATGCTATCTGGGCAGCGTGTCACGGGAAAAAGGCTGTGCCTAAAGACCCGCGCCATAATGGCGAGAAAACGGGCGAGATTGTTTTGGACTTGGGCGAGCTTACTATCAAGCGGACGTTCACCGAGAAAAATACTTACCTGACGGTGACAACGAAGGATGGCCTCAAGCCAAAGAATCCACAGGTTCTGCTCGACCGGCTCGTGGGAACAATCGCGCTTGACCCACACGCGTTTATGGAGCTGGCCCCAAAGCCCCAGATGGAGAAGGCCGCAACAATCGCCGGCGTCGCAGACAAGATTGAGAAGGTCGATGCCCTGCTCGCTACGGTAGAAGAAGACCGCCGGTTCGCCAACAGACAGGCTAGGGACTTGTCCGGGGCGCTGAATGCTATGCCGGAGCCGGAGTGCGACGGGACGGTTCAGGATACAGAAGGGCTCGAGAAACAGATAGACGACGCCCGGGCCGCAAACGACGCAGTTTCTGATGCGGACAAATCGCTCGAATATATCAACAGCGGCATTGACGACATTAAGCAGTTTGTTAAGGCAACAAAGCGCGAGCTAACAGAGCTTGCTGAAAAGCTGGCGAAGGCAAAAGAGGACCAGTCCGACGCAAAGAGGGCAAAGACGGCCGCTGCCGCCAAGGTCAAGAAGATTGGCTCGGTCGACGACATTCGCGCAGAGCTTGAGACTATTAGGGCGAGCAACGAGGCCGTGAGGCAAGACGAGGTTAGTCGCAGCCTATACGACCAGAAGCACGAAGAATACGCCGAGGCAAAAAAAGCGGCTGATGCGCTAGACGAGCGAGTCAAGAAGGGCCGCGCAAAACGCGAGGACATTATTAAAAACGCCAACCTGCCAGTTGACGGTATCGACTTCTCTGAGGACGGGCTTGTTTACAACGGCCACCCATTCACGCAGGCCTCCCACGCCGAGCAGCTTCGGGTATCCATTGGAATCCTCATGGCGCAGAACCCGGGGCTCCGGCTGCTGACTATCAAAGACGCGTCGCTAATGGATGCCGACTCGTGGAAGGTAGTTGAGAAGCTCGGTAAGGAGTACAAGTTTCAGGTCATCTACGAGGTCGTCTCGGACAAGGCAAAGGCCAAGGACTCCGGCCTATTTATTGCCGACGGCGCGCTGACACATGTCGATGGCAAAAAGGTGGAGGCGAAGAAAAAGGACGAAGACGAGCGTGGATGGAAAGACGGAGAAGAGTGGCACGAAGGCGCGGACGGGTCAGACGGAGAGCTTCTATTTTAAAGGAAACGAGGATTTATAATGTCACGCCGCTGGCCAAGATATCCTGACGCACCAATCGTTGTTGATGTAAATGTAGGCCCGAAGGAAGAGGGGCATTACATGGATTGTGCGTGTGGGGCATTGATGCGATTCGTTAGAGTTAAAATGAGCCAATCGCCAACGATTGATTTTTGCGATGAATGCGGACAGCACTATTTAATACAGATGATAGAGAACGAAGGGAAGTAAGCATGGCTGGAAAATTACCACTATGTGCTAGCTGCGGGAAATCCGTAGTTAGGAAATCGAGAGTGAAAATTGTGATGGGAAATCTTCGTGGCGCACCATTTCTTGTCTGGCACAACGGGGATTGTTTTCGGAACGATAGCACCGCGCAGGAATTGATGGACAACCTAGACGTCGGCAATGACCATGTAGAACACGGCGCAGTGGTTGTTGTAACTGCTCGCGGCGATGGGAGAATCGGCAATGGCTAAGGAAACACATCATAAATTGATTAAAGGCGCACCGCAAGATGAATGCGAACATGCAGTAATCAAAACGGATGACGGGAAAACGCGAGTCGGCGAGAGATTTTACAATGGTGTAGGTTTTCGCTGGTCGACTATGCATGACTACTACTGCAACTCTGAAATCCTAGCCCACTACCCACTAGATGATATTATTAAAGCAGGAGAGGAGTTTAGTTGTGAGTAGACACAAAATATGCAAAGATTGCAGGATGTGCAATAAAGAGTACCTCGAGTCTCACGGGCTTAGGCGTAATGTTGACGAAAACAACCACCCAACAGAATATTGCGCAATACCCATAGACGATTGTATACACCACAAACAAAACCCTAAGCATGATATTGAAATGGCAGACGGATTGTTACCGCCACCTGAAGGTGATGGCTATTTTATTGTTAAGCTGAAAAACAATACATTTATGGCCGTGAGCATTGGATGCTACACGCCTGACGGATACCCGTATTATTTTAGAGATGGTTCAAGTCTACGGGTAGGTGATTCAATCCTAGATGAAGTGGTTGCATGGGCAAAATTACCTTTTGCAGCGTTTAGATAAGGAGTCCACTAATGGCTAAAAACTGCAGCTGCTACAAGACGGTTAGTATTGGTGGCGATTTGGTTCGCGTACCTAACTGCGACAACTGGATGAGCGTTAAAGATACGTGGAAATGTACCTGCGGCGAGAATCCGGCTGTCCGCGACAATCTATGGGGCCACGAGATGGGGCCGCCTACGCCGCCCCAGTCGCCGAGACGGATAAAGGTGGACTACAAGCCACCCCCACCACTAAGACAGGTTGAAGGGTTCTCTGAAAGAGAGGCCAATCTAATAGGGATAGTATTTGGGTATGTGTTGGGGATCGCCATCTTTATATCGGTGTCTAAATTTCTAGATTGGCTATAGAGAAGGAGCTATTGAATATGAAGGTCCACTTATTTTCAGACGATGGTCATCACGGCGAGGATATTATAACCGTCATTTCGCGGTTTGAGCTATTAAATCACAAGCTAGAAAGCTCTGGCCGCGAGAGAATTCTCGTAGACATGCACGCTACAACACTGCCAACGTTTGATGAGCAGGGCGTTAAATACGATGTGCTTCTTTTTGACTGGGGCGGGATGTCGTTCGGTAATTCAATGCTTGAACACTTCAGTAACAGATTTATTAGATGTGCAGAGGACCGCCCGAGCAGTTATTTTGTAATCATATCAAGCATGACAAAAGATGCTATTGACGAAGCAGAAGAGGAACTCCAGTTATATCTTCCGAATGTTTACTACTCGCTGGATGAATTTTGCGGCGCGATTGAACGAGGAGAAGTAGATGTCTAACGCTGTATTAAATGATAAGACCATAAGGGAGGCCCTCCACAAGACCTTTCTTAAAACACACGAACTGACGGGCAATAGGCGCAACGTAAACGAGCTTACTATTGCCACCGGAGTTAACGACGGAGGCTGCGCCGTTGCCGACATCGTCCAGCTTGGAATTGACGGCGACGATGTTATTTTTAGCGGGATAGAAATAAAGGGCGAAACAGATACGCTAGTCCGGCTCCCGGGACAAATAAAAGCCTACGAAGAAGCCTTCTTCTGGAATACCTTGGTTTTAACCGAGAATCATTATGAGAAGGCACGCAAAATAATCCCCGGAACTTGGCGCATTATAATTGCCAAGCGCGATAAGCAGGAGGTTGTTTTTGAGGAAAGCTGGCGAGGACTCCCAAACAATAAACACAGAATGCGGACTCTTTTAGAATTTATCTGGGCGACTGAAATAGCAAAAGAACTAAGGCGTCACAAAATCAAACCGTCGAGCAAGACGCCAAACATCAACAAAATGTGCCGGGCATTTGGTGAAACCCATATAATTAAGTTTGTAATAAGCACCCTGATTGCAAGGCATGAGTGGAAGCGCCACAAATATGAGCGTGAATATATGGACGAACAGAAGTCATTTGATAGCATAGTCCAGTGCGCTAGTTATGCTGAGAAACGAAGGCACGCCAACTGGGAATGGCGATGGCCGCACGATACAGAAGAATGTATCTATTGCCAAAATAGAGACATGTGTACAGAAATAATAAAAGACGAGCTGGAGGATAACAATGTCTAAGCCAGAGAGATACGCCGTCAGAAATAGGGACTATCCGATACTCCAAAACGATAATGGCGAGAAGTTGTGCCGCTGGTGTCAATGCGTGTTGACCGGAAGGCGCCGGGCGTATTGTAGCGATAAGTGCAGGGACGAGGTAAATATCCGGTGCGGAGATGGTTTGCTATATTATGTTTATGCTCGCGATAAAGGAATTTGCACTCACTGTGGAATGGATGTTGGAAGCGAGGAGTCCAGACTTAAAAGCCAAACAAGAAGCATCTGGCGCAATATACATGGAGTCGAATTCCACGAGCCTAGCGCGTCCAGAATGCTAGCACTATCAAGCTTTAGTGGTGGAAGGAAAACGATGCTAGACAACGCAATGAAGAGTATCGCACACAAAATACGCAATGAATATTTGATAACAAATACATATATGTCGTGGTGGTCGGCGCATCATGTTATCGCGGTTAAAGATGGTGGCGGTTGTTGTGGGATTGAAAATATAATTACGCTTTGCGTAAAGTGCCATAAGGACGTTCACGCAGGAAGAATACAATTAAGGAGTAACAATGCCTAAGAAACAATACGCGGTTAAAAGACTATCAGAAAAGCGCCTCAAGATTATAGCGATTGCGAACCAGATAATCGATGAGTACAGGGGACTTGGACTGAACCTAACCTTGCGCCAGCTATACTATCAGTTTGTCGCCCGCGACCTGATTCCAAACGACAACGCTAGCTATAAGCGGCTGGGCAAGACTATCAGTGATGGGCGTCGGCTGGGGCTGGTAGATTGGAGCGCTATAGAAGACCGGACGCGCAACCTGAAGGGCCGGACGACTTGGGATAGCATCGCCCAGATTATGGACGCGACAATCGATTCCTACCATAAGGATATGTGGGCCGAGCAAGATACGCGTGTTGAGCTGTGGGTTGAGAAGGAGGCGTTGGCTGGCGTGTTTGATAGGGTTTGCCATGAATACAGCGTGCCTATTATGGCATGCCGTGGGTACATGTCCGATTCAGAGATGTGGAACGCGGCACAACGTATACTTGCCCGCGCTAGCAATTATGGAAACATAACGCTCATCCTCCATTTTGGAGACCACGACCCCAGCGGTATTGATATGACACGCGATATAGAAGACCGTCTGCATTTGTTCGGGGCAGGACAATATCTTGACGTCAGGCGCATCGCCCTTAACGAGGACCAAATCCAAGAATACAATCCGCCACCAAACCCAGCGAAGGTCACCGACTCGCGGGCCAAGGAATACATCAAGAAATACGGCGACCAAAGCTGGGAGCTTGATGCCCTCGATCCAACTACGCTTCAGAATCTGGCGGAGGACCATATTGCAAACGTTATTGATACGGGCCAGTGGGAGATAGACGAGGAAATCATCAATGGCGAGAAAGATACTATCCGCGAATTTGTAGATTCGCTTGAGCAGTAAATAGGATTTGCTAACGCAAGAAAGGGATCAATGATGGATTATCAAAAACAGAAAGAAGAATCCAGACCTATAGACGAGCCAGTGGTGAAGGACGTTTCTGTCGACGAAGTTATGCAGCGAATTGAAAAGCTCGAGGCCAAGACACACCAGCTGGAACTAACCGTTGCAAGGCTGAAGAAGCAGGCGCGTGGGAAAAGGTCAGCCAGATGATTCGGTGGAAAAAATCCAAGGGCAAAAAAAGAGAAGATGATTCTTATGTCGCTAGGCTTCCAAAAAACTGCTTTGGTGGATTGGCGCGGTATTATATAGGCCACTCCATCAATAACCTATGGACAGCATCGTTTATGGTAGGCGGCGCATGTTATTACGTATCATCAAGGCTGCCTCTAAAAGATGCCAAGGCTTGGTGTAAGAGAAATCTCTCAATAGTGACGGATAGATTAATGAATTGTGAGTGGGCCAGATGAAACATAAATCAGTCAAACTTAGAACGATAGGTCGCAGGTCGCGGCACAAGCAGTTGATGGCCGTTGCCAACCATATGATGAACGGAGACAACGCTGTCTATCTCCACAGCGTTTACGGTTACAACAACGCAGAGCAGTGGACTATCTGCGGCTGCCTGCGTGATATTTATTTAACATGGCGCAAGGGACACGGCTTTTATTTAAGCAGGGCCATTGGAGGATATGACGCAATCGACGTTCAGCTGAATATGCTCTTCTTCCCAGCTGCGCGCGCTCGCGATATTCAGCTGGTAGACCGCCACGACGACATTAGCGTTTATATAGACGAGACCGTCTTGGTTACCGCCGCACAAAGGGTATATAACCGTATTGTGGAGCTTGATAAAAAACAGTAAAAAACTATAATTTATTACTTGCGCCGGTCGAGAGAGGTTGTAGTATTCGTGTGTAGCGCATGGGGCGCGACGAGAAACGAAGGAGCAACAAATGTCTAGTATGAGCTATGTACGCTGGGAAAACACTTATGCGGATTTGGATGATTGCGCTGACTCGCTCGACACGGAAGAAGAAGTTTCAGAGCTAGAAGCACAATACCGAATCAAGGTTCTAGCCTTGTGCCAAAGAATGGTTGCAACGGGTAAGGCCGCGCTAAGCGAGGACGAGTGGGCAGAAGTAGAGGCCAACACGTAACACGTCTTTTATCGCGAGGGAGTTACTAAATGCCAACAAGAGACGAGTTTCAATTCAAATATGACTGCGTTATTCGGATGTGCGACGACGGGTGCTTGGTGGAGGCTTGGGAAACAATCGAGGAGATGCATACGGAGGCGCAGGGGCCGGATGAAAAAAAGCTGGCCGAAACCGCAGAGGGTTATTTTTTCGAGCAGAATGAATAGGAGACCGCCGTGTCACTAACAATACTTAGAAGCGTCGAAGAGACATCAAACGTTATACAGGGAAGCTACTGCGTAACATCCAAAGAGCGAGCCTATGCGGCCGCACATTGTAACTGCGGAAACATAGCATACGGCGCCGTGTATCTCCGGGACGACCCAGCGCTGCTTGAATGTCCGCATTGTGGGACTGGCATTCATTGTCGGCTTGACGGATTGGTCCTGCCGCCGGAGGACTACAAGGTCACCCGCGATATGGCTGCCGACCTAGAACAGCAGATGAACCGGCAGCACTCCGGCGGGAGCGTTGACCCCCGATGATATATCCAATTGGACTAATGCTGGGGGCCATCCTCGGCTCTATAATTATGTTGTGGAAAATTAAGGACCTAAAATGAGACCACCCGTTAGCTATTACGGCGGCAAGCAGCGTATGGCCGCAAATATTATCCCGCTGATTCCACGCCATACAGTCTACGTTGAACCGTTCTGCGGTGGCGCAGCGATTATGTTTATGAAGCCGACGCCGGATATAGAAAACTCCAACAATTACACCGAGGCTATCAACGACATTGATGGCCGGCTGGTGAATTTCTACCGTCAGCTTCGCGACAACGGGGACGAGCTGGTCCGCCAGATGGAACTAACTCCGTATTCCGAGGAAGAGCACCGGATTGCAAAAGACCTCGACTGCGAAGATAAAGTTGAAGCCGCCCGTCGGTATTGGCTCAACGTTCAGCAGAGCTTTGCACACAAAATAAGCGCAGGCTGGGGCCGGTCGGTATTTGGAAACGTCGGAGCTACCTTTGCAAACAAGGTGGCCCGCCTGCCACAATACCTAGCCCGAATGCGCAAGGTAATCATAGCAAACACGGACGCGGTTAAATTTATTGAGCAGTTTGATTCGCCGCACACCCTCTTCTATTGCGACCCACCTTACCCGGGAACAGACCAAGGACAATACAAGGGTTACACCGTCAAGGAGTTTCAGCGGCTGGTAGAAACGCTCTCTAATATACAGGGCTCGTTTATTCTGTCGAATTACGACCAGCCAGCGATTGATATTCCGGACGACTGGGAGCGTCACGAGTTCTCCGCCTATTGTAGCGCGCACGGACGCGTCGGCAACGACCGAAGCGAGCACTGCGAGGACGACCGCGAAGCGCGCGAGCGCACAGAAGTTGTATGGCGAAAACTAAGCACCGTTGCTGTCCGGTCTGACGTCCAGAAGCTATATAACACTGGCGCGTATAACTGCTTCACCGGAGACGGCTACAAGCCAGCAGACGAAGGGCCGACATTAATACAAGAGGGTTTGTTTTAGTTAGGAATAGGCGTGCAGAAGAGCATTAATACAAAGATGGAAAATTATATAGCGTTTGATGCTGGACTTTGGGGTAATCAGGTCCGGCAATGGACGTCTATCAGCTTATGGTTTAAAGAGGCTATATCGGTGCGCGGGGCTAAGTATATGATACGAAGCAAAACGCCGGGACAGCTGTTAAATACTAAGCCGATGGGCGTCGGGCGTTTAATGAAGGAGTGGACTGCCAATGGCTATTCCCACACAAATTATTATATCAACGAGTGTATTGACAACACTGGGGTAATATTAAACGCAGAGGTGATGCGTGGGCCGCGAGGCTTAGATATTATGTATTCAACCCACGCCGGGACAATGCGAGATGGGATGTGTAACGGGTGGTGTCGCGTCACCGGGCTGGCCGCAAAGCTGCTTCTACAATCTACCCTTTGCGACAAGGGCTATGCGCGGCTTAAATCAATATTGGAAGACTATCCGGGGCATATCGTTGAGCTGACGGTCTGTCGCCAGTCAATAGGCTTGCTTGGATGGCGGACTATGATTTGGGAAGTTAGAAACTACTAAGGAGGTCGCGTGTCTGCGTTTATAGAGTTTACAAATACGTGCGGAGAGCGCATAGCAATAAGAAAGAGCATCATCGTTGCGGTGCGGCGCGATTGTGACAAGGGGGTCGCAATCATTACGGACGGCAGCGAAGGAGAAGACCCGGCCAATGGTGAATACCACGCCGTTAAAAACAAGACGTTTAACGCAATAGTAAAGGAGCTGAATAAATGAAGGTTGAATATATAGCAGACTTTCGGGCTACACACGTGAATTTTCATCACAGAATTACATCAGAGATTAGCGCAGAAGATTTAATTCGCCAATGTAACGATTATTTTGTTTCTCAAATGCTCCCGCCATTCGCACGATGGGTTCTCCTCCATAAACAAGACGGGACTCTTTGCTATACGTGTCCGCCGACTGGGGAGGCAAGGGTTACAATAAGAAGATATGTTAGACAGACGCTACTCGAGGAACTGACGCCGCTTAGGCCAATAAAAAACAGTAAAAAAACATAGAAAACAACTTGCAATATTTTAGGCCCACGCTAATATGTATACACCTGCATGGGGCAGGCAAGAAAGAGGAGGAACGAGATGAACGATTCAGAACGAGTAAAAAAGATTTACGCCGAGGCGACCGATTTGCTTTTTGACCTAGAGGTCAAGCAGACCATCGACCGAGGCGAGTTTGATGCGCGGATAATTAAGTGCATCAGCGGGCTTGATGCCATAGGCGGCAATGAGGCCGACTTGGCGATTCTTTGTATTGAGGAATTTTAGGGGAGGGACTGGGACGGGGGCGAAAGCCCCCTCCTTTTTTCTGGAGGAACGATGAAGGAAGAACATAGGGAGCAGCTTCATGTTGTAGAACCGAGCTATACGTTCGCCGGCGCGACGCATTGTGCCGAGGCGCTAATTGAATACGCCGGCCGCACGTGCTATAAGTCTGGCGACAAAATAGCCGAAGGAACCGCGAGCGAGTTTATTCAACGCTTAATTAAGATGGGCCACGAGTCTGTTATAGAACATGCAACGGCAACCGTGCGCTATATTGGTTCTCGCGCAATGTCCCACCAGCTGGTTCGTCACCGCTTGGCCGCCTATTCACAGGAATCGCAGCGTTATTGTGATTACAAGGGCGCCGGGCTTGGCGTTGTTGCACCACCGCAACTAGGAATTGCCCCGGGCCATTATGTAAAGGTCGGCCCTAAAGACTGGCGGATTAAAAACGGAGTCGTTCTTGCGCCGACTGGTCTTGACCAAGTTGCCGGCAAGTGGATGAGCCACACATCAAACGCGCATCGTAATTACATTATGTGGCGCAGCAACGGACTCAAGCCTGAAGACGCTCGCTTTATCTTGCCCGGAGGAACAGCAACCACGGTCGTTGTTTCTATGAACTTCAGAACTTGGCGCCATGTGATTAAGCATCGCGCTCTAAATCCGCGCGCCCAGTGGGAAATCAGACAGATTACAACGGCGCTCCTGCACGACTTTGCGCGCAGGTGGCCAGCCGTATTTGGAGACTTGCTATGCCAACAAAAAGATTAGTTACAGCCGACAAGGCGTTGAACCCAACGCTAACCGATGAGATTATTGACGAGGTATACAATCAGCACAACGCCCCGTTGATGGAGTGCATTACCGGCGCCCCAACGCTCATGAGTTATAAAGCATTTGCTCGCGAGATTGAGCTCGAGGTACTAACGCGCTTAAAGAAGCGGCTGGGCCTTGCAGATGGGCCGCCAAAGCCAGAACACAAGGTTGCGCTGATAGCACACCCCCAAGAACGGGACCCCGGTAATCGCCACCCGCGTACACAGCGAGGTGGACTTCTTTCAAGTATCCGGAGCGCCAATACCGGCCTCAAAAATTAAGAAGCATCTACCTATAGAACTGGAAGGTCTGTTCAATGGCGAAAAAAGCGACGACTAAAAAGACAACGAAGAAGAAGCGCATCGGGCGCCCAAAGGGAAAAAAGCGCGTGACGATTGAGTGCAGCCTAACAAAAGAGTGCGCCGCATTCGTCCACGGAAAAATTGACAACCTTGTGGCTTCTGGCCAGAGCCCGTCTCGTGCCGCAGCAGCAGGCTTGCTGTTACAAAAAGGAGCAACCCGTGGTTAAGATACAAGCGACAGATTTCAAGGCGGCGTTGGCCGCCATACAGCCAGCGATTGGTACCAACAAGATTATAGACCTCTATGAATATATAATTATGGAGGAGTGTGACGACGCCAGTAGCGTGCGGCTTCGGGCCAAATCAGACGGGATTCAAATTCAGTCCGTTATTCCTGCCAGCAAGCGAGGCAATAGTGACCTGCCCCTGATGCTCCACGGAACTAAGCTCGTTGCGATACTTAAGAATACAGACGACGACGACGTTGTCGAAATCAAGGCCGACAAAGTAATCTCTATTCGCGCCGGTGGAGCGCACTATCGGCTGCTGCGCCGAGAGTGCGACACCTTCCCAGACCCGGTCAATACCAAGATTAAAGATAAGATTGAGGTTTCGGCCGCAGCTTTTGGCGACGCAATTGGCAAGGTCGCGGGATACGCAGACAACGTAGATGGGCGTTATATGACCCGGGCCATCAAACTTTCGGTAGTCAAGGGTCGCCTTGAATTTGTAGGCCTCAACAATCACAGGGGCGCCGTCTGTAGTATTGATATAACGAAGAAGCAGGGCAGCATCAGACAGACGATACTGGTTCTTCCGGCCAACCTGATGGCCGTTGTGTCTGCCGCGCCAGAAGATTCTGAGCTGGTTATAATGTCCTCAAGTAAATGTCTGACAATTACATTCAACAGCACGGCTATGGCCCTGACGGCGCTAGACGGTTCTTTCGCCGACATTCACCGGCTAACGCCAGCGGTAAACGACGGATTTAGACGAGTTAAGTTATTCTCTACGCCGACTATTCGGGCTATCAAGCAGGCCTCAATCGTTACGTCAAAAATATCTCGAGCTGTAACATTTGTCGTTAGTAAAGGAGAGACGACAATAAAAGCGACAGACTCTACAACCGGAGCAGCAGAGGTAGTTGTCGAAAGCGATGGCGAGAGCGAGTTTGAGTTTTCTGTAAACCCAGACTATATAACAGCCCTGCTGTCTGTGGTTGAAGACCCAACAATACAACAGGACGACCGCATTGGCGCCGTCTTGTATTGTGCCGACGAAAACCACGAGGTTATTATTAGTCCTGTCCGAATAACAGAAAAAGATGCCGACAACGAATCTAAAGGAGAAGAGGGTGGGGTTTAACGGAGACGCACAGCACGACGCGCTTCAGCACTGGAAGGCCGACGTTCGTGACCTAGCTAAGATGCTGAATGAACAAATGGGACCGGCGGATAGCGTTAAGAAAATCAGGCGCTATTTATTACTGGCCACCACGGAGGCGACCGGAATATCAAGCGGGGATATAGAACACGAGTTAGAAACGAACCGCCGCAATGAGATGGTAAAAGAAGACAACGACGAGTTTGATTTTATAGACGTCTGTAATATGGACGAATTTGAAGGGGACAAAACATGCCACAGCCAGTAACGGGAACAATAAGCGGCAGCCGCGCAGCAACAGTGCTTGGCGTCAACGAGTGGTCGAGCCAAGTTGAGGTCTGGCAGAAAATTATGGAAGAGCGCCAGCCCGGCTTCAACGCGGAGCGAGGGATGGAGCTGCCAACGTTTGAACCGAGCGCTCCGATGCGCTGGGGAACCGCGTTTGAGTCCGCGCTCATTGCGTGCGTTCAAGACGAAACCGGCGAGAAGATAGGGTCGCGGGAGAAAGTTTGCAAGGCCTCTCACTTCGGCATTCCGTTGTCCTGCCATCTTGACGGCAAAACGGATGTGAAGAGGATATACGAGGGCAAGACAACATCGGCGTTTGTTTATAGGCTAAAATGGACCGAGTCTGTAATGCCGCGCACGTACTACCTTCAGGTTCAGCATAATATTTATGTTGCTGGCGCCGACTCGGCCCTTGTCGCCGTTCTTGTTTTCCCGGAGGCGGTTACATACTACGAGCAGCAGGGATGGACTATTGACGGGAAGATGCTGCGGCACAAAGACAAGAAACCACGCAGCCTCTTAAGCTTTGCTCGCTTCTTGCATGATATGGGCTATCTGCACACTTATAACGTACAGCGCAACGACGAGATGATTGAAACAATGCTGCTCGGCTACAATGACTTCTGGAGCTTTGTTAAGACAGAAGAGACTCCGACGCCGACAAACATAAAAGACATTAACCGGCTATGCCCGGAGCCAAAGGTCGAGCTGCTTATTGATACGCCGGAGGCAATTGGTCTATTCACCGAATATTCCGAGGTTAAAGAAAAGCTCGGGAAAAAGGGCGAGCTTTCAATGAAGGCTGAGGAACTAAAGCTGGCCATATTAAACATGGCCCGCAAGGCCGGAATGGACAACAACTCTGACACGGTAGGCTTTACGTTTAAAGGACCGGACGGCAAAACGCTCGGCTCCTATAAGAAGTCCAGCCGGGGTTCGTGGACGTTTAGGGCTTGATTTAATAGCGGGCTATTGGTAACCTGCTTTTTTTGGGGTCTCATTAACTATTTTTAGGGAGAAACAGATGGAATTTTTGAACTCAAACTTGGGTCTCATGCTCATCGTATTGTTTGGCCTCGCATTTGTCGCGCTGATTGTCAAATGGAAGCCAAAGCTAGCAAAATACAAAGGCCGCTGCGTTGCAGCCATCAAGTGGGCTGAAAATATTATCCCAGACGGAACGCCGAACAAAAGTCTCCGCCGGTTAGACGCCGCGCTTGATTTTATGATTAAGGTTATTGAGTCCCGCGAAGGTAGAAAACCAAACGCCAAGATAATTGACGACATTAAAGACACGCTATGTTTGGTTCACAATCAGCTCGAGGCGGACGGCGTGCTGGCCAAGAAAAAAACAAAGCCGGCCACAGACGTTGTAGCTGTAGAAAACGGTGGCCACGCAGTAACCGCCGACGATGACGGTGGCGCAGAATAATGGCTGCCATTATTGAGGCAATCCTAAAGGCTCTAATATCAATACTCACTGGGGCCGCGAACAAAGAGCCGGTGGTCGGACGACCGCTAGATGATGTTCGCGCGGAGTTAGAGAAACGTTTACCGAAAGGCTTTTAACATGCGATATATTCTTGCGCTGCTGCTGTGTTTTGCTTTTTCCGGTTGTTACAAGACCGTTTATGTACCAGCGGGCGCACCGGTGAAGCTGCGCGAGACTATTCGCAACGTTAAAGTCTGGGTTGTTGATGATAAAGGGGATATAGTACCCGGCCGCATAGACATCAAAGAGGGCTGGGTTGCTATGTATCGAGAAAAGGGTTTAAGGCGGGGCGACTAGGACCCCATGCCGAATGATAAATTGCCAACAAAACCAAGGACACTAGTCCGCGTTTCTCCGCAATCTATCGGCGTCGAACCCGCCTTAGCCTTTCAAATACGGGGGACTCATGGCTATCAACGGAATCAAACGAGGAATATTTAAGCGCCTACCAGAGGTCGGTAAAATAAAGATTGGACGCAAAGGCACTGCGCAAAAGAAGGACGGGTCAGGGACATATCGATCTGCAGAGAGGCTAGACCACTTTGTAATTACGACGCTCGACCGGGACGAAAAAGACCCGAACAAAAACTTTCTGCCAAACGCAGAGATACACGAGAAAATCGGCGAGAAGCCCAAGGAGATTGAGGTCACGCTTCCTTTCGACGACCCGAGCTTAATTCTCGTCACCGAGTTCCAGTACTATCACAACGGGGACAAGCTTTGCCACGGCGACGGTGAATGCGCGGAGCGGACTCTTAACAACGGAACGATTAAAGAGATTGAGTGCGACCCCGAGACGTGCAAGTATGCGAATCTAGACAGGAACCGGTGCCTGCCGTCCGGAATACTAAACGTGTTCTTAGACGCCGACATCAATATTGGCGGGCTATATAAGCACCGCACCCATTCTTGGAATGCAATCTCTGGCATGATGCAGTTCCTAGAATCTACAGCCGAGCTGACGAACGGCCGCTTGCGTGGACTTCCACTTATTCTGCGCGTTCTCTCAAAGCCGCACCCAACATACGGGACGGTGCGCTTTGTTTCTATGTTCCTCAACGGGGCGAAGTTTAAAGACATCATGGAGTATGCGTTGGCCGAGACTCGAATACGTCGCGAGCTCAATCTAGACGTTAAACTCATAGAGCAAAAGGCAAAGGCGTCCGGCGTTTTAGAGGACAACGACGACCCGATGGACGTCCAATCGGAATACTACAACGAAAAAACGGTCGAGATGGAACAGACCGAAGATGCACAGGGAGCGATGGCGCAGGCTAGCGAGCCCAAGACTATTGACGCAGATGTTCAGCCGAACAAGCCGACAGAGCAGCCGCCGGAAGACGAGAACAATCCGGAGGTGGACGACATATTTTAGACTCGCATGGGGCGAGAGGAGAAACATTTGTCTGAAGATAGACCAGACCTGCGCACATACTTGACGGCCGCAGGAGTAGAAATTTTTAGCGTTGGCAATCTTGAAAAATGCCACTGTCCGAATCCATCCCACGGAGATGAAGACCCGTCTGGCGTTATTTACGACGACATTATCCACTGCCCGGTTTGCCCGGGCAACTGGGACGTCTACGATACAGCAGGTCTGCTTAATGGCGTCACCAACTTTAAGGAGAAGAAGGCGGCTGTAACCAAAGCTCTGGGTGGCGCGCCGGTGATAACAAAAAAACGTGCAAAGAAAAAGAAAAAGCCGAAGATAACGCCGCACCCGCTCGAGGTTAAAGAAGCCCGCAAGGTTTACAATAAAACAGACCTAATGAAGTTTGGATATGGGAAAGAGCTCACTGGAGCTTGGCTTTATAAGAACGATGAGGGCCTCGTTCACGCGGTTGACGTGCGCTTTGAAACCCCGGGCGAAAAGAAGAAGGTCATCACGTTTTCGCTAGACTCAAAAACTAAAAAGCTTGTAACCACAGACCTGCCAATGTTCGTTTACAATAAAGACCTTCTGCTAAAACACCCGAAGATGAAGGTTCTAATCGTAGAGGGCGCAAAAAACGTTGAGGCCGCAATGCCGCTGGTCGAATTTGACCTATTGCCTATTAGCTGGAACGGAGGCTCGGGGAAGGCTGGGCTTGTAGACTGGAGCTTCCTAGAGACCCGCGACGTTATTATATACCCAGACGACGACGATGGCGGAGCCAAGGCCGCAAAGGTTCTCGCAGAGGCTACTGGTGGGAAGGTTGCCGAGATTGTTTCGGAGATTCGAAACATAAAGAGCAAGGGCGGCGACATTGTAGAAGAGCTGGAACTTTATACCCACGCCCAGATAGCTAGCCGGTTGCTGGGCAAAAATGACAAAGCGAAGCCCAAAAAGAAGAAACAGCCGGCGTTACCCCCTCCGCCACTTTTAGATGATGAAGACGGCAGCTTCCCGTTTAGAATTCTGGGAACAGACGCCAAGGGAAAGGCCTATTTTCTAGACCGCCACCAACGAGTCTATGCGGTCAACCTAGACTCCATTAATAAATCAAAAATGCTCAAGCTGGCCCCGCTATCATTCTGGAGCGACGGGGGCAAGAAGCTTTCAAACAAAGACTGGCTGTGGCGCCAAGACGAGTTAATAGAAGCAGCCGGCCTAATAGATTATGACCCAGATGTAATTCGCGGAAGAGGCGCTTGGCGCGAGCCAGAGCCGGACAATAGAATCTGCTTTCACGACGGAAAGGAAACATTCGGCGAGCACGCAGATGACCGCGTCTTTTTGCGGAAAAAGCGCCTCTCCATCAAACTTGATGCCGAGGACGCAACAAAGGAGGAGCTGAGGGCTATATTCGACGCGGTCAAGTCCCTTAGCTTAAAGGAGCCGATTGACATTATACGGATACTGGCGTGGTCTGTGCTGTCCCGGTTCGCAGGCGCGTGTCGCTGGCGAACGCAGTTGTTTCTAACCGGCGCATCATCATCCGGCAAAAGCTCAATAGAAAACTATGTCGTTAAGCCAATTGCCAAGCCATACCGCTTCAACGGCGGCAAGACGTCTGCGGCCGGATTAATCCAAGACCTCTATAACGACTCCGGCGGAGTTGTGATAGAGGAGGCCGACGGGGATACAGACAAAAAGAAGATGTATATTGAGGACCTGATGTCTATTATGCGCCAGTCCACAAGCGACGACACTCCAAAGTCCGCAATGGGAACGGCAGACCAATCTGGCGTCAGTTATACAACGCGCTGCATGTTTTTATTCGTGGCCATATCGTCCGAGCTATCAAGCGTCGCCGATGAAAACAGGCTGACGATGGTTCGAACAGAGCGCCCAAAAAAGGGTGGCAAGGCTTGGCGGGATATACGCGACGGGCTCACCAAGGCTATCAATAAAGATGTGTGCTACAAGCTCGGGGCTATGATGTGGCGCGCGCTTCCCAACATAGACGAGCTGTCGGACAGAATAGCGACGATTATGCAGGAGATATTAGAGGTTCCACATCGCTATGCAATCTCTGAGGGGACGCTGGCCGCCGTGTGGTTCACCGTCTACAGACTGAACCCGAACCCAACCGACCGCGTAATTATGGATTACCTAGACAAGCATTACGTGAAGGTTGAGCGCGACCGCGACGAGGCCGACGAGATGCTGAATCAAATACTGGAGCATACGTTGCTGGCGCCATTTGAGGGAGGAACTCGCAGCTTCTCTATCGGCGAGCTTTTTAATATTTGTCGCACCGGTCAGATCGTTGTCGACGAAGAGGCTGCGGCCGCTCCGCCGCATACGATTAGAGACTTCAAGCGAACCATATCTAACGCCGGCGTGTTTGTAACCAAGGATGGCCAGTTAGCTATAGCGAACAACCACCAAGCGCTCAAAAGCTGTCTGCGGCGCGGATACGGATACAACCGAACCCTAAGCCGCCACGAGAAATGCGTGGCCCAGAAGAATGTCAGATTTGTAGACAAGCCGCGCTGGTGTTCGGTCTTTGATTACGACCCGGACGCGGAGGGCGACGATGAAGCTTAGAGACTACCAAGTTGACGCCGTAAACAACGTGCGCGAGGCGTTGCGCAACAACGACCGCGTGTGCCTGATGCTGCCAACCGGTGCAGGCAAGACGGTCGCGTTTATTGATATGGTACACAAGGCGCTAGCGCGGGAGAACGATTCGTGGATTATAGTCCCTCTAAAGGAGCTTATTCGACAAACCTCCAACCAGCTTACAAAGCGCGGCATATCGCACGGCCTGATTACTGCCAATCACGAAGAGTCGCCAGCCTACAAGGTCCACGTTGTTAGCAAAAGCACGCTGACGCGACGATGGAACGGGAAGATTAAGAAATGGCCGAAGATTATAATTATCGACGAGGCCCACCAGAATTATAAGTTTCAGATTGACCTGCTCGAAAAGGCTCCTCCGGGGACAAAGATAATAGGGATTACGGCAACGCCAGAGCGACTATCCGGCGAAGGGCTCTCGGATATTTATCAGGTGCTTATCCCCGGGCCATCGATTAAAGACTTGATAGATATGGGCTATCTGTCGCAGCTTGTTTTATACGCGCCACCGCTCGAAGGACTAGAGGGCCTTAGTCGACGCGGCACTGAATATAACGCCAAGGAACTACAGGCTCTGTTTAAGAACCGGGCTATCTACGCAAAGGTGATAGACACATATCGGGAGTTGGTCGACGGAAAGCCGACGCTGGTCTTTTGTCGCGACGTAGCCTCGGCCGAGCAGTGGGCCGCAACGTTTAACGCCGCAGGATATAGGGCCGCAAACATAGACGGTAGCATGAACGACGCCCGGCGTCGCGAGATTTTTGACGCAATGGAAAACGGCGAGCTTGACGTTATAACCAGCGTCGAGCTAATAACGTGTGGCTACGATTGCCCCAAAATAGAGTGCGTGATTAAGCTGCGGCCGACGCTATCTAAGGCGCTTAACTCACAAATGGACGGGCGCGGGTTCCGTATCTACCCGGGAAAAAAGACGCTCTACTCACTAGACTTCGTCAACAACATAGCAACACATGGCCACCCGCTTGGCGACTATGAGTGGAACTTCCACGGGAAAAAGAAGCGCAAGAAGAAGGGCAAGAGCGCCGCCATTATGAATCTGTGCGGAAAATGCTTTATTTATTTTACAGAGGACGTCTGCCCTAAATGCAAAATTCCACGCGACGTTAAGAAGTTTGCCGGGCTTGTTGAGCTAGACGGCCGCCTCGAGAAACAGGAAGGGCCGATTGCGGTGGCCGACCGAACGCCGGAAGAGAGAGCAGCATATATGGGCAGCGTTTCGGCGATTAAGGCCAAGTATAAGGAGGCCGTGGCCCGCTGTCTACCGTCTAGAGACGCCGTTTCGGAGCTATGTGCGCTAGCAAAGGACGCTGGCCGGCACATAATGTGGGTTTACCACGAACTCAATAATAGCCGCAAAATAAACGACGAGTTATTGTTGGCCATACGAGACGCCAACGGATACCACGAGAAGTGGGTTCAATATCAAAGGACTAGCCTACTGAAGCGAGTATAAGAGGAGGATACAATGCACGAAATGAAACTTCACGCGGAGCCATTCAGCCGAATGTATGCGGGTAAAAAGAACACCGAAATACGGCTGAACGACAAGAAACGTCAAGCTGTTAGTGTTGGCGACACTATTTTATTTGTAAATCCGCTTATGCGTGGGGAGTGGACAAGGCGCACCGTAATCAAGATTGACCACTTTAGATATTTAACCACGCTCTTGGCGTCTGGTATCGCCTCTGTTGAAGATATAACCCTAGCACATAATATATATGCCCAAGATTCGCGATATCGTTACGGATTCGTTGTGTTTACTTTAGTGGCCAAAGCTGGTCAATAGTAATCTCGCCGGAGTCCTCAACTAAAAATATAACGTATTTAAGGTCTAGCTCGCGGACGAGATTCATAAAGTTCTTCTGCTTTTTATTTTGCCGCTTGTGGCCGCTGGTCTTAACCTCCCACAGCTCAACCTTGCCGCCCGGGCCGAACACGTAGAAGTCTGGTCCACCACCGATACTAGGCACGCCATATTTAACATGCTCTGCGCTTGCGTAGCCTGTCGAATTTTTTAATGGCCGCCAGTCCGGACGATTGCGCCGGAACCAATCGATGAGGACGTTACAAGCCTCTGTGTGGCGAATTTGTGCGTCAGGCATACTTTATAGCCAGCATCGCGTCTTTTTCCGCTAGGAACGCCTGTGCCGCGCCCAGTGGGTCTGCATCGTTGTCGATTTCGGCTGCTATTTTAACCATGTATCCTTTGCGCTCCGCAGAGCTTGCCGCCATACGCTGCTCCGCCGACATAGAGCCGATAATAGCCGCATCTACCTCGGCGACACCAAGCCCCGTTATTATCGGGCCAGCGGCCACCTCGCCAAGCGTCACGAGTGTCTTTGTTACCCCGGCATCTGCGTATTTTTTGCCGCGATCATCTTGAATCGATTCACCGCTGCGCTGGAGAAGATGGCCATCTTTTAAAGACGCCATGGACGCTTCTAGTGGGGCTGCGACCTCGTCGCTCACCATTTCTTCGCCATCTCGCGGGGTAAAATATAGCACGGTGGCCACCCGTGCCGCAGAGATAACAGCGTTAATCGCCACCAATGCTTCGTCGCGAGTTGTTCTAGCCGCGTCGATGGACTCTCTGAAAGATACATCGTCGCCGTCTATACGCGATGCCTGTAACTCTAGTTTATAGAGTAACGCTATTTTTTCGCGCAGGGATTGTTCCGAATCGACAAATGCCTGCCGCTCCGCGCTAGCGTTGACTATATCGTTGATTGCGTTTTGAGTTGATACCGGATCAACAACTGGCTCGGAGAATCCGTGGATGATACTGTACCCGTCGATGTCTTTTGAGATTACCGTTTTCATATTACTCCCCTTTTTTAATATCGAACAACATATTTAGTCGCTCTGTTTTTTGGTCTTGTTTCAATTGCAGTTCGCGGCGTAATAGCTGACGCATCGGCTATTGGATCGGTAACTGTTGCAGCGCTGTTGTCACTATTTGTCCCACCAGACCCAGCCAAGGAGTTTCCTGTGTGTGCATTTGTCGCATGATGATGCCCCTGAAACGCATCTTGCTGTATATCAAACAGCCACCGCCCGGAGTCCGGATCGATAGTCCCAGACGGGTCTATGCATCTCGGAAAATATCCGCGATAATCTGGGAGGATTAGATAGTCGCCTACTATGTTTCTAACCGCGCCTCCAGCATCGTCCGCCCTGTAAAAACCGCTGGCGGTTGGGTTTCTTGTATCGCCAACATAACAGGCAGCGTCAATGTCTGGATAGTTAGTCCGCAAGATGCCTTGCCCGTGAACATATAGTACCCTTGCGTTTGCGGTCGCTGGGTCGTCTGCTCTGTTCCACTCAAACACAGAACCAACCGGCGACATTATCCGCGCAAGCGCATCTAATATCTGCGACGCATCTTCAGTCTCTGGATTCCCATCCGGAGTTGTCCCAGCCTGCTTCAATGCCGCTTGTATCCATCCCCAGTTGAAGTCGTCAATAGCTGCCGCATTGTATTCTGTCCCGTCGAGTAGCGTCGGCCCGCTGGCGTCCTTGGCAGAAAACCCATAAGGAGGACTTCCATTGTACTCGCCGCTTGTGATGATTGTAGGAATTGTTCTCATGTTTACTCCTTATATATAATTAACTACAAGACCTGCCCAAGAATGATATGGCTTTAATAGGTAAATCAAAAACTCAAACGTAGCGCGTTGCTGTTTGTTTATATTTACGCTGTCAATTTGCGTAATAAATCCTTCTGGGTCTCTTTCGGCGTCTCCACCGATATAAAACATTTTGTACCAGCTGGTATTTATCACGGATGGCCCAGAAATCTCGACGTCTTTCGGCACAAAACCCTCCACTGTTGCGTCGCCTGTAACCCTAACATAATTGCGCCCAGATATACCAGTTCCTAAGTAGTTGTTTCCTGAGCCAACAAAGAGCGCGTCATATGACTCATCTGATTTTAGCTCGCTTCTGTTTAGGCGTATATTCGTGAAGCTTCCGTCTAGCGCCTGTGTATATTGATATGGAAGGTCGCCTTCAGTTAAGCTCTGCCCTGCATAGTAGACGCCCTGTGTTCCGTCCGTCTTTGTGATTTGAACGACATATAACTCTGAGGTTGGTGCCTCAATGGTTGTTGACGAAATCTCACGCCATACCGCGTTAAGGTTGTTATACGAAACCTCTCCAACGCTGGCTATCTGATTGTTTATTGTTGGCCCCGTCATTATTGTATTGTTGTTTGCTATATCCTCGAAAGTCGCAGCATTGTATATCCGCACATAGAGACTGGACGTCCCAAAATAGTTATTATATAGCCTCGTCTTTAGGTTATATTTCTTCCCGGCCTCTAAAACAACCGGATAACTAATCGTTATTGGTGGCCCAGTCGTGCGCCACCGTATTGCAGAAACAGACCCGGGTGGTGGAGTTGTTGATCCGTATGGAATGCAGTTTTTGTTCCATCCAGACAACCCGTCCGATTGTTGTAGCCGATTGTCGTTGTATCCAAGCACTGTAAAACGGGGCATGGCCATAAGACTCACTTGAGTATTATTCATAACTGCAATGACCTCTATTGGCATGAGCGCCTTGTCATAAATACGCACATCATCAATAAGGCCAGGAAAGAAGAAATCTGGATTACCTTCTGTGTTTCCTGCACCTATGCGAATCGGGAAGCTTGGATTTGGTTCGTAGCCACTAGGATTTGTGCCAGTGCCAAACTCAACCCCATTCACATACATCCTCATGGTCGTTCCGTCATAGGTTCCTGTTATGTGTGCCCAAGTGTTCAGCACAACTGCCGGGCCGTCAAGATGCAGAAAATAAGCACCAGTACCAAGCCAAAAACCCCATTGGTTGGAAGCAGTTGCATACAATATATAACCTTGATTATTGCCTCGGCTAGTGATAACGCTTCGATAGGTACCTGTTCCTCCAGTTACCTTGGCCCATACTGAAAAGCTGAATATGCCAGTATTGAGTGATGCAGAGTACGGCGCCTCGACGTAATCGGAGGAGCCATTTAAAGATATAGCTCCATCAATCTGGCCGTTAGGATCCCATGTCGCGCCAGTTACTATGCCATCATGCCCATTACCAGACGAATCTGTGCCGTCCCCGTCAAACTTCCAGTGGGCAGCCAAGTTAGATACATCGGACTCCCCCTGTCCTTGCGGCGGTATAATTGGAAGCTCTGGGGTTTGGGTTGTGGTATCATATCTACCAGCAACAGCGTTTTGATTGCCCGCAACCATGCGCCCTGCGACGGCCAACCACTTATTGCGTTCTGTATAAGAAACCGTCCCGACCAAAAGCTTCTCCGGCGTGATAAACAATGACGGATCGGAAGCTGGATCGTTTTCGTGAACTTGAACGCCAAATCCAGCGGCATTTAAGACAGACTCTAGGTTCGGTTGTGTCCCGTCGGACACTAGCTTTTCAAATGCATCTAATAAGTCGCGACGCGCTTGGTCGCTTAAGTCTAGCCTCTTTATATAGCCCAAATCATATTCTAGGTCGTCAAGTATGGTTGTCGTTTTTGGGTCTCTGAAGTTTTTGATTTCTCTAATGTGCGTTAAGATTTCATCAAAATAATCAGCTATCCCGTCAAGAAGCGAATCAATGTCACCGCCGCATTTTGGATTCCATGCAGACCCAGATGGCCATAGCGCATCAATGACAGCACGACTTATTTTAGACATATGCAACCCCCGCTAGTTTTAATAATTCGCCTTGCCCTAAAATATACAAAGCTATCGTAGTATCTACTGTTAGACCAAATGTTGCAAGCTCTACTGTTCCGCCTGCGGCCCCGACAACATCATTCGCTATGTTTCCAATACTTGGATTTGATACTATATCGTCTTTATCGACCGCAGAATCAACTCCGATGATATATGGACGAACCGAATCAAAATAGGCATTGTATGCAGCCTCCAGCTCGGTCTTGACAGCATCAAGTCTTGTCGGGTCGATGGATATGTTTCCTATTGTAATATATATATTAGTCCGAGATATGCTCACGACATCTAGCGTAGTATCCCCAATCCCAAGCGGGCGACGGCCAGAACCATCAGGTGCAAAACTTACAGATTCCCGCACCGAGTTAAGAAGCTCCGGCGGAGCTATTCCGTCTGGATCTACATCGGACGTTGCCTCAACGTATAGTGTTCTATATGGCTCTATGGTTGATGCATACGGATAAACTCGACGGACGCCTTCGACTTCCTCGCCCCATCGCCTATAGTCAGCTGGAACTCCTCCACCACTAACTGTACGGTAAGCTGATGTTGTGCGAGCCCGTAAGTCATCGTCAGATTCTTCGTCCGCTCCAGATGATAGCCCGACGGTAATAACTGCTTGTTGTGCGACCCCGGGCAGCGGAGATTCTATAGACATAATCCCGCCAATGCTTAGGTTGCCGATTGCCCCGGGCTCTATTGCGGTAACATTGACGTCCGCAAATCCGCCAGAACCAATAGCGACTTCATTTACAGAATATCGCACATTGTTTGCCTCGCCAACAAATACGCTTGTGATATTTATGACCGCGCCCTCTTCGGCATCGATGCGTATTGTATATGCCGCGCTCTCCGCGCCTTTTCTGGCAAGGCCCTCTTTAGCCGCATGCTCGTCTAGACGGTAGCCTGTCGCCGTTAGCGGAGAGCTTTGACGCGCCTCATCAACAATGGCCTTATATAAGCCGGTGCCTTGTCCCGCCAAAACACGCGACAATACGTTTAGAAACGAACGCTCATCCGTTGGGGCCGTTTGGCCTATATTTGTCTCGAGGTCTGTCAGCGCCGTTGCGTAAAGCTGCGCGGTTGTCGGTGTATCAATAGCCATTATTCTTCCTTCTTTGATTGCTGTTCCCAAAGGCTCCCATATTTAGAAAGGGCCAGCGCCATAGGCGTCCCGCTCGGGGGGGAAATGGTAACGCTCATATCCAGACGCTGGCCCGAAATGTTTTTAACTTCTGCCCGAACATCTCCAAACGATGGGAACTTCAATGCTCTCTCCGCTTCTTTGCGCGTTGTCTCTAGTGTTCTTAATGTAATAGGCCCATGGGCTTGCGCCTCAAAATCTGAACCTATATTGCCTCCGAGCGATTTACCCCACCACCCATTGCGTGTGAATAAAGATATAAGCGCTTTATTGGCAAGCCCCTTATCCATTTTTGGCTGGCCATCTACAAAATCAATATCAGCTCCGTCTGGCGTCATTGTAATCTGAGGGTCGCCGATAAATTTATCTGGGTCAACTTTGCCGCTATATATTCCTGTTGAATACGCCTCAAACGGCAGTGCCCGAACTTGCTCCGGCGTTAGCGCAAAATCATATACTCTAATGTCCGCTATGTTCCCGTTTACATTGCGAATGATAATGCCGTCCCAGTCTTCATTGACGTTCTTCATCATCTTCTGTGCCAGAACGGTGTCGTCTCTATAGAAAGTGGCTAGTGCGTCTGGGACGCCCCATGTACCCTTTTCTATAGTAAATGTATACTTGTGCCATTCGCCCAAAAGAATAACAGGAACATCAAAATCTGCAGGAATAAAACGCTCGTCATCTGCCCTGTCAACGCCACAGTAGACATTATCCCCACCTTGATATACCCCAAAGAAAAAAGCTTCCCATGCTTCGTCTGCACCTAGCTCTAAACCATATATCAATGGCTTCATCCAAAAAGATACAGTGAACCCGTTGGGATTGAATCCGCCTTGTAATGCATTGAATCTTCCACTCCCGGGAAATTCTAACGATTTAATTAACCAGTCTCCCGGCACATCGTCAGAATAAAATGCACCCCCAAGAATTACGCCATGGGTGTTGTTGCCGGACGAATCAAGAGCGTTGTCGTTAAATCTATAATGGTATCTCTTCTGTATCATATCGTTTTCAACCTATCCTTCTTCGATGCGGCGATGCTTGCCGATGATAGAATACTAGGTGGATTGCCTGGGCCAGAGTGAACATGTGTATTGTGGTCAAGCACTAGCGTGTCAAATCCGGCTGCGGCTGCGGTGTAGCCGATAAGATTGTCGCCCTCTCCGTTAAATATTAGGCTGCCGTCGTTTGCTATTTTGATGCTAGACGCCCTGCCTTGACTATATAGCAATCGCTCTCCGTTTTGTAGTCCCGGGGCGATACCCAATCCATCATATGACGCCACCGCAATCTTCCAATTCTTCTCGTCTCCAAGAATGGCCACAATAGAACCTATTGTCGGCAGGTGGTTGTCTCCTGCCCGAGTCATATATTCAACAGTCTGCAAGTCGTCTGCTTTGTTTATGGCACAAGTAAGCATCACGACAGTGCCAATACCATCGCGGTTCGTTCCGATGTTAATCCCTCGTACTATGCCAGTCATATCCAGTCCCTCGGTAACCTTACAGGATCGCCGGAAAACGATTCAGGCAATACTAGACTTAGCTTAGTCGTTCTCCCGCCGACTTCATATCCATATCTTACACTGCGAATCAAAAAAGTATGGCCATTTGGAATGCTGAGCGTTGGACTTGTTACATCAACAACCGTGTTCACATCCCAAAGGACACTGTTCGGATTGTACCATCCAGATACTGTAACCTCTAGCTTTATTGTATCTGCGTATTGTTTAGACAACCGCCACTTTGCCGCTTGAAGAAGTCCACCGACATTTGTCTCGTTTGCCTTAAACACCATCGCCTTGCTTTTTGGGATGTTTGGATCCATGACGGTCGCGCTGCTTGCAGGACTACCGGGGCTTCCGCCAAGCGCTGTAATTTGACTAAACAGTCCACGATTTGAAAACGTCCCCTGAAATCCTTTTGTGAGCAAATGTCCCTCTGTTAGAGACCCGGCATATGTTTCATTCACAAGACCAATCCTTGTGTCCACATTGGCCCGCCTAAATAAGATGTTGCCAGTCGCGTCCGAACTCATAAGAAGGCGACGCTGGCTGGCAAGCGAATCCAGATGTTTAAAGACCTTGTCTGCAACGTCGCCGGTGACCTTATCAAATGGTGGGTCTTCAATGCCGGGCGCAAACCTTGGCAAGATTCCAAATGGGCGCAATACATGGTTGGCCCGTGCGCTGAGCGTGACATTACTAGCCGTGTATGGCGGGAGCATCGTAGAATCAACAATGTCTGATGCTGGCGAGTTTATTGTCATGTCCATAGTAACGCCGCCGACTGTTCCTGCTGGCCGTCGCGTTTGGGTCCACCCATTCAATATTAGCTTGCGGCCTATAAATACCTGTGCGCGATTAAACTTAAGCGGGACACAGATTTTGTCTATATTTTTATCTTCGCCCGGGCTCCAGTGGAATCGGAACGCGCACTCGTTTACAACTTTGTCGAGCGATAGCAGTACGTTTGCAGACAATACCGGGATGTTGGTGCCTTCAATTATAACAGTCAATTCATCTTCTTCTGGTTGTAATTTATTTATTGCCTCTATTGATTTTGATGCGGTATCCAATATCGGAGAGCTTGGTATTGCGATGATGTCAAAACGCGCATATATTTCTGGCCGACCGGACGCATCTCGTTTTGTCCGCTCGTTTAATACGCCGGTTGTTTGTTCTAATATGCCGACAATCTGTCCATACGCGGCTATCTCGATTGAGTCGAGAGTGTCCCCATCTTGGACTTGATACATAGTATTCGGCGTTGGTCGCGGTTTTTTAGACATAGAACAATGCCTCCGCCCCAGCTCGCATTAGCAAAACATCGTCGCCAGTTAATCCGTTTGTCTCTATAAAGAAATCAAGGTGTTCATCAGCGAGTCCAAGCGAACCATAATATTCAACAACAAGATCTAGCGGCGACCGGTCTTCTAATAGCGTTATTTTTTTCTCTGTCTTTAATCCAGTTATGGAATTTAGAAGCGATACTATTATCGCGGTCGCGCCATTTATTAAGTTGGTGTAATTTTCAGCCTGCGTTACATATTGATTTTTAATCAGGCTGTCGGAAAACAACTCCTGCTCCGCATCTGCTTTGCTAATCATAAGATTAAGCATATCGGTCACTGAATCGATTGCATACATCGCCTGCTGTTTTGTTTCGTATTCAGCAACAGCCGCCGAGATTAATAGCCCAGAAAATGCAGCCGATGCAAACAATTCAGATGTTAGCGCAGAGTTTTTACCCTCTGGTGTTGCCGCGCTCAGTTCAATATCTGTAAAGTTGTCGATGGCGGACTTATATCCATCAATCTGTATACTAATGTCATTGGCAACCGACGCAGGAAGCGTTACTAGCAATTCGACCTGACTTGCTATTGTTTGAATGTCTAACCTCGGCGCAGACATTAGGCCGATAAGCTGGTTTTGCATATTGATTGATGTTGATATAAAGTCTCCGCCAACGAGAGGCTTCAGATATTTATCATATCCTGTTATTTTTGAATTTGTCGCGTTTTTGATAGCCGAGATTTCGCTTGCAGAATTCTGGGTCGGCTTGAATTGGTCTCTATTAGATGTCGCCCGCCCTTGGGCGAGTGGGTTCACTGAGTCGCGCACGCTAGCGCTGTCTGATCCGCCGATTTGGATAAATGGTTCAACCCAATCCGTCGTGCATTCTGTTATTTCACCACTAGTAACTGGCGCTCTTTTCCTGCTAACAGACAACAGCGTCAATTCTAACTTACCATCAACCGGATGGTCAACAACCCACTTCCCCTGCCGGTCGCAGGCGTCGAAAAAGAGCCTTGATTGAATGTCGTTATCTGCTCCGGTGAAATATATAGTGATGTTGTGCCGCGATCCAGCTGCGCCCATGTGCTGCGCCCTTGTGCCGATGGCCTTGGGATAATTGAATAGTCCGACAAGCATTTCTTTTGTTACCTCGTCGCCTACCCAGCTGGCTTTAAACTCAACCCCGTGCGGGGCGGTTAGTGTGATGTTTTTTTGTAGCCTATCTGCCCAGCTCATATTGCGGCCCCTAACAGGTTGACATCAATATCTGGTGCACCGGTTGTTGTCGCGCTAACGGTTGACCCATCTGGTGCGCCTGCTACGTTGAGCTGCCCGTTAAAGTTTATCTGCTGGGCAGCAACGGCGCTCTTGTTTGGAGCACTTGGCTTGTTGCTTAGCTTGTCCTGAATAAAATTCCCGCTTTCATTTATCTTTGCCTTTACTGACTCGTTAAATCCGTCTATTTCTTTTGACATCGCATTAAACGTATTCCCAACAGATCCGGGCAGAAAAGATAGCACATTAATCATTGATGATATAGCACTAAGCGCTAGACTTATCGGCGCCAAAAATGCAATCGTGATGATTGACCCAGCTATCTTAAACGCATTCCCTACCCCGCCAACTTTGACAGCAAGCATAACAAATCCGGCAATTGCGAGTTTAAGAATAAAGGTAAGAATGCCTAGTGGCGATGCATTAATTAAAAATGTTGTAAATGCGAACACGCCATTAAACACGCTAGTCGCCAAAGAGAGCGCAGCGATGCCTGATACGGTTATCAATATGGCTGGTCCCCATTCAATAAAGAACGGAACAATGACCTTGAGAACTCCAAGTATTCCATCGAACACCGATTTGATGCGCTGGCCAATCAATCCCTTGTTTGCAGAAACCCAAGCCACAACAGATTCAGAGACTTTGATTAAGTCGTTAATGAGCGGCTTTAGCACGGGCAATAACTGCTCGCCAATGGTGGCCTTCGCGATATTTATCTTGTCACTAAGCGTCGACAATTTACCGCTAAGCGTCTCCGACGCGATAGCCATCCCCTTATAAAATATCCCGCCCTTACTGGTCATGGTTTCAAACGCGCCTTCTAGGTCTTTGTTTGTTAGCTTGCTTTGACTTGACATCTTTAATATTTCAGTAGTTGTTTTGCCTAGATTTTTACCTAGCACCTGCAGGATAGGAATACCAGCCTCGCTTATCATGTTAAGCGATTCCATGTCTGGCTTGCCCTTGAGCGATGCCTTTGCGTAGCCACGAATGATGCGCTCTAGTTTTTGAGCGTTGCCACCAGCTGTATCGCCAAGCATCCTGAATGTCTTGATTGCTTTTTGCCCGTCGCCATTCATTATAGGAAGCAGCTGGCCAACTGCTCCGGCTATATTGTCGAATTGGAATGGGGTTGTCGCGGCGGTTGTGTTTATTAAATCAACCATATCTGCCGCAGCCTTGGCTCCCTTCATTATGGGAGTAAATGCGGCCTTGGCATCTTCGACTCGGCGTGTTTCGTCAATGACCGAACCGATTTGTGATCGTAAAAATCCAAGGCCACGAGTGATTGCCCCAGCCCCGAGAATGGCCCCGAGCGTTGAACCAAAAACGGACACGCTCTTCCCCATCTTCTTCATTTTAGGAGAAACGCGGTCTCTAGCGTTAAATGTCGTCCATATAGAAAGGTTTGCGGGCATATCTCAATCCTTTGTGTTCAACGCTTCTTCCTCGGCGGCGGCCATCAGTTCGTGCCCATCATTCCAAAAGCATAGTTCGGCGCGGGACATTGCATTTATCTCTGAAGGGGATGCGCCCCTATAGAAAATATTGTATGCCCACTGCCGCGCCGTCTCTACTTCTATTCTAAAAAATAGTTACCTATAATCAGCGCAACGTTGCGGTCAACCGCCTTGAGCTTATAAATATCATCCTCGGTCAGTCCTACCGATTGAGCGATAGTCATAAACGTCCGCTCTTCAGGCGTTGGGTCATAGCTCTTGGCCCTAAGCGTTGCGATTAATATCTTGGCGTTGATTGGCAAATACTTAAGCTGCTTCCCCGTAACCTTGTTCGGAGCCTTGAGGTTTTGAATAATATATTCGTCCTCAAACTCAAGCACGCCCAACCGAACATAATCGTGAACACGGTTGAGTATTGCCCCAAGGGCCTCTCTCGCATTCTTTCCATCCGCAAGGTTTACGTCAATATCGCGAGCCGCCAATGCGTGCAGAAGCGCCACCTTCGCGTCGTGGGCGCTCAGGACGTATTTAGCTTCCTTCACGCTACTAATAGACCACTTGTCTGCAAGGCTCGCGCCTGCGTCGCGCTCCTTGACCAAGTCGTCGACTGACTTTTCCTTTGGGACTGGTGCTGGCTCTGGCGTTCCGTTTGGTACCTCGAATGCGTCACTCATAAAACCCCCCTAAATTGGTTTATTGTGCTTTGATGAACTTAAATGGTCCACCAACTGGTATGGCCGTAATTTCTGCGGTTCCGTCCGCCGAGTTCATAGGCCCGACATTGATACGCGCTGGGCCTCTATGTGACGAGCCATCGGCATAAACAACGCTTGTCGGATGCGGGCCTGTCAACACAAGCCCCTCTGCAAGCGCATGCTCTTCAGGCGTAACGCGAACCTTGATGCTTTCAATTTGGCCGGTGGCGGTTGTGATTTGCACCTCGTTGCCGCCGGATGTCGGAAGCCCCTCCACCGTATAGTTTGGCGTCTTACTAACGCTTGTATCCTCTGGAATACGAAACGGGAATCCTGCGTGGTTGAACTCTCTGATTGTTCCTACTGCCATATCAAGCTCCTTTTTTTATACTGCCCCTGCTAGCGACGTATCCATCTTAACGGTGACGTCGGTAATATCGCCAACGCCAGAGAACCGAACCTCCATCTCGGCATCAAAGCCGCTTCCGTTCTCTCTCAAAACAACCGCGCCCGGCTTCGCCAGAGCGTCAATCGTATAATCAGCATCAAATATCCAAGCCCGCTCTTCGAATGCGGACGCTATAGAAATAAGCTCGTCGAGGAAAAGGCTGACGCTCTTTGCCTTTTTGCGGCTTGCTACATTTTTAACTCGCAAAACATCTTTGACAATCGACGTGCCAGTCCAGCGTTCCGTCCTAAATCGACGGCTAATGGTATCGAGCATGTTTTGAATAATGGCGATGTTGCGCATCGACCGATACGCGTTGCTCTTAACAGGAACTTCAATTGGCCTAAAGAACGATACCACATTCTGGAGCAATACAGTATTGTCCTCCACCATTGTCGGGCTAATGCCAGACTTTACAGCCAAGTCGCGGACGTCATAATCTTTAGTCCATCGGTCTGCTGCTGCGCCGGGATGGAATCCGTACAGTTTGCGGTTGGTATATGGCTCCTCTGCCCGATACGAGCTGACGTGTTCCATGTCGCCAATAGCTGCGGCTGCAAATTCTGCTGGATGCGATAGCGACCCGGGGATACATAGAACGCCCTGCGAACGGTCGTTCTTGCGCTGGTCGCTAATCACAATTAGCGCATCAAGCCCATCCATCTCGGGAGCATTATCGCCAAAGAGGGCGCGGAATGGACGCTTCACAGTCTTGCTATAAAGCCCGACCGGCGTGTTGCCTTGGCCGACATAGTTCGCAATCGCGTCAAGCGTTGTTGCATCGGAACCATACCCTGAGGCGCAAATCGCAGTATAGTGGTCTTCATTTGCGGCATCGCCCGTGCCAAGGTCGTCAAGGACTGTTTGGATTATCGGAACTCCATTGCCGCCTGTCATTTCTACAATGGCCAGCCCAACGCCAAACGGAAGCGTCTCGCCCTTTCGGTTGTTCACGCTTAGGCTTATATCATTACCAAAAGGCCCTTTGCTTTTTGATGTGAAGTTCACCTGCGACAAAACCGCCCCGTCGACCTCCGCAGTTATGGGGAGGTTCGGATACTTCTGTATCGCGGCAACAACCGCCGTTGCTATTTCGTCTGGCGTTGCACCGACAGAAATTGCAACCGGCACTCTATCATTAGAAATATAGAGGGCGAGTGTGCCAGCTAGAACGGCAGCCGATGTTGCAAAATCAATCGACCCATCCGCTGCATCCCCAGCAGCCTCTTGCTGTTGGATGAACTCGATGGCAGTGCCATGAGCAAAATTGAAAAGCGCAATGGCCTTGCGGTGTAGCATATAGCCCACGCCAGTTAGCGCGGCGACCTCCTCTGCACTGCGAACAGCGGTGCGTTCATTCCCGTTAACATATGCGGGGTCGCCCGTGCCAATCAATAATATCTTCCGAGCCAGAATCTCCGACTCAGCCTGAAGCGGCACATTGACTACGCTTGCTGCATTGGCGGCTGCTATTGAGTTTTCATTGATTGTCATCTTGCTCTCCTTTATTCCTATATATCAGAAACATGACCAGTAGTATGCTCCAACTTGTCCCCCACATCAAGGTTAATATCTACACTTCCGCCGGGCTGGCCCTCAAGACCTCCAACCGCCTCCTCCATTACACATGTAAAGAGCGCCCATCCTGTAAGAACAAGCAGCCCTCCGGCCTGCATGGGCCTGTCTTTATCAAAATTCGAGATTTTCCTATTTACAACAGTCCCGATGGGAAGATTCAAATCATAATATTCTGCGTCCATTAGGATGTTAAATACCCTGCTGAATAATTCGTCCAATGCGGCAGACGCGTCTGCCGTTTGTCTCGGGGCCGCCAACAACGCCGCCGCCAACTCCGCATCGGTCGCGCCCGGGTCGTGTATTACAAACAGGTTGCTCTTCGCTGGCATTACAATCCGATGTTCTATTCTGAATGTTGCCTCGTGCTGGTATGGCCCAGCCAATGCCGCGCCAGCTTTTGGAAAGACGCCACGCTCGTAAAAAATAGTGATATTTGGCTTTGTAACCTTATCCGCACCAACAGTTTCTCCAACGCCGTGTGTAACAGTAAACTCGTTCTCTGAATTGTTGTTGAGCAGCTCGATTATTTTACCTAGTACCGTTTCAAAAATCATAATGTAACCAGCTCCTTTGGATAGAGCTGAATCGTGCCCAGCGAAGAACCGCCATCTGGCGCCTGAACGTTGTTGAGTCCAAACGTGACAAGCGGGGCCGATGGGGATGGCTCAATTGGCATCTTAATTACCCATCGCTCGCCCTTTTTAGGAACTCGCACAAGGCTGAGCAATGACATTGTAACTATTGGCTCCTCCAACACAACCGGCTCACCGGTCGTGAGGCTGATTTCTATTTTGCCATATTGAGTCATTAGAGCCTTGAGCGGAGCGCCGGTCTTGGCGTGAGTCTTTAGCCAGATGCCGCCCGGCGTTAGCAACTCGACTGGCATTCCAAAATACTCAATTGAAAGCTCGTCGTTGTTTTCTACTATCATATCGCGGATGTTCTTTTCCGCTTCTTGTTCCGTTGTTGCTGAAGTCGGACTACTAAAAGCATCCCCCTGCTCCATCATAACACCAGCAAGCTGGGACACGGCCATGAATTGATACTGGCCATCGCCCGGGCTAATAACAACGTTGCCGTCGCCGATTATATAGTCGTCCGCAAGAACCCAATCGCCGCTGTCATATTTGCGGTAAAAAACAAACGTCCAATATGTAACATCCTGCGCGGTAATATATACCGTATGGACTCCGCCGGAAGATTCAATATTGGTGATGGTTGGGGCCTTTGGAATTGCCACGTTTATTTCTCCGCAGATAAATACTTAATGCCAAGGCTCTTCTCAATACGGTCAAGGCTACACTGAACATGCTTTATTTCTGATTCTATAACCGCCTGCCCGGTGCGAATCGTAGAAATGTCTGAAAAGTGGCGACCCTTTAGCTCTGATATTTCAGCCGTAACATGGTCGCGCCGCTTTTCTATCTTTGCAGAGTTTTCTTTTATTCCAATGTTTAGTGCGGCATATAAGAGGCCGCATACGGTGATGAGGGCGCCGATTACAATAACTAAAAATTGTGTCTTCTCTTTGGTGGCCATGTGCACTCCTTGTAAAAAAACGGGCCGGCCAATCTACATGACCGACCCGTCTATTCTTGTATTGGCGTCCAGCTTATTTGGCTGGGTTGGCCGTTTCGTCGTCGCTTGCGGTTTTTACTACGCCGTCTGGGTCGACCGGCGTCTTGCCGCCTGTTTCTGCCTTGGCCTCCGCCGCTGCCTTGGCCTCAGCCGCTGCCTTGGCCTCCGCCGCTGCCTTGGCCTCCGCCGCTGCCTTGGCCTCAGCCGCTGCCTTGGCCTCCGCCGCTGCCTTGGCCTCCGCCGCTGCCTTGGCCTCCGGAGAGCCCTTCGGGTGCTTTGGCGCAGCCTTTTCGTCAAGGTCTTTGATAAGCCCGTCCTTCTTGAACGCCGCCTGCTGCTTCTTGTTCAGCGCCTTGGCCGGGATGACCTCGCCCTTCTTGACAAAAATTTTCTTCTTGCCAATAAATATTTTGAGTGACCCTTCGCCATTCCATACTAGTTGCATACGTCCCCCGTCCTCTTTCTTTTCTGGCTAGCCAGTTATTAGGCCAGCAGTGTGTGTCCGCGCGCAATCGCGTCCGTGTGCGTTGTGATAAGAATCGGAGCAACCTGCGTGCGGAGCGTCACAACCTTCTCGTTCTCGCTGTAATACGCGCTGAAGTAGAACCCGCTCATTGGAAGCGGACGCGTCTTGCTGATGTTTGCCGGCATCGGCGCGGACTTCGGGTCGAACCCAAATGTCTCGCGGTACAGCGAGTCGCGAGTTGGAGTCGAAGGCAAAAGCTCCGGGGGTCCGAGGTATAGGTCGCAGCGCGCGCCAGAGTTGGCCACAATGACCTCGTCCTCTGGCATGTACTTTGTGCTTACGCCAACGCCCGGTGGAACCCAGCGAGCATTGTAGGAGAAAATCTCCAAGTCGTACTTGCCGGCGATTACGATGCGGCCCCAGTGCTTAGCTCCGTTGGCTACCATCTCGGAGAACACAGCTGGCGTTGTCAAGCCGGTGCCAATCTGCACAAGCTGATAGCGGCGAATGTCTGCGCGCTCTTTAACCTCTGCGTTCCTAATGAGCGCGTCGAGCGCACGGTCGCCCATTAGGATGAAGTCTGGGTCTAGGAACCCGTTTTCGAGAACCTTCTCGCACAGGTCCTCGATGTCGCCAATAATGTCGGCGCCAACTTCGTTCCACTTCGTTACCGGAGTGAAGGTGTTGTCTACATTCCGACCGGTGTCGTAGATGTAGTTAGGGTCTACCGTACCCTCAACCGCGACGTGCTTGCCGGTGCGGTATGCGTCGGACGCAAGGCCCTCGACACGGCGGTGGCAAAGGCGAACTTGCTCGTCGTGATGGTCCCGGGCCATCAGCTGCATCCTGCGCTTGCGGGATAGCTGTGACTCAGAAGACTCGCCCGGGCGACGAAGCTCGAGCTGGTCTGCGCTGATTGGAGTCTCCTCTTCAATTAGCGGGAACGTTCGGACGATTGTCTCAAAGTTGTCGCCAACCGGACGAGGGTTGTCGGTGCGCTGACCGACCTCTCCGCGCTTCACGAGCTGTGCGGCCTCGCGATTGCCGTGCAAGATGTCAATCTTGACGGCGCTTCGGTCTTTCGAGAAGATGGTGCGCCCCGGCGCCTTCCCAAACAAAGACATAAACGCCGCCGTTGAATACATCGTCTTGCGAGTATCCAGTAGGCCCGCGTTCACGCGTGTATACAGGTCAGTCTCTAGCGGCGTGCTCTGGTTAGCCATGTCTAAAACTCCTTACCCTTTGGGTTCTGGTGTGCTTAAGCTGTCATCGACCTTGTAGGAATCAGGTAGATGCTGCGGGCGATTAGGTCGTCCTCCACAGTATGGGTATTGACGCCGTCAACAATAACGTCGTCCTTCGCGCGCCCGTTTTCAAATACAACCCGCGATTCGTCAAGCTGGACGTCGCCAATCACAACCTCTGCCTTTGGAATAGAGGCTGCCGCAATGTCTGCGAAGGCAATGTCTGGCCCAAGGTAAACGGCAGACGCCTTGGATGCCCCGGTTGTCAGCGCCAGCTCGCGCAGCGGTGTATATTCATCATCTGCCGCAACGTGTGCCAATACCGTGCCGTGAAGCAGGTCTGTTGTTCGGCCGGGAAGTTGTGCAAGCGTAACCTGCCTCTTCATCGACCAACCGCCAATAACCGTGCTGCGTGTGCTCAAGTTTGCATTGTTCTGTACTGCCATGAGTGTCTCCCTCGTTCTTTATTGACGACCGGCCCCTTAATCGCGGCCAGACTTATATGCCATTACTGGTCGTTAGACAAATCCTTGACTAGCGCGTCTGCGTCGGCCTCGGACGATACAACGCCCTTGTTTCCGCCGTCAGAGCCGAGCTGCCCCGGGACGCCGTCAACCGACGCTTTAGATTCGGCCTTCGCGTCTGCGGACTTGGCGCGCTCCGCTGTCATGTCTTCTTGCGTTACAAGCGCGAGGAACACCTCTTTAGCCATCTCCCCAGAGAGGGTTTTGACCGCCTGTTTCTTAAACACGGCGTCATACGCGTCGCTGGCAAGTACCGGCGATACAGCCTTAACGAGCTCATCAAGCTCCTTCTTTGCCGCGTCTTTTGCTTCCTTCTTGGCTACCGCAACGGCAGTCTCGATGGCGGCCTTGTACTCTGCTGCCGCGACAGCGTCTTTTGCGAGCAATTCTTTTAGCGTCATGTCTTGACCCTCCTCGGTCGTTGTATTGTCTGGTTCTTCCTTTGCCGGGACCCGAACAAGATCCGGCGCTTTAAAGCCGAATGGCTCAAGTGATTTTGTTAGTATTGGCGCGCTAATCCGCATGCTTTTTAACGCCAAAGTTAGTGCGTCTTGGTTCGCCGGGACTGGAACGGAAGAAAACTCTAGCATCTCCCACTCTTCTATGTTCCAGCCGCCCGTGTTGCGACCATCTTTGTCTTTTATCCACTCCCACTTGAGCGGAATAAAGCCAACAGACCAAGCATTCAGAACGCCTATTTTTACCAACGCCCAGACCTCGCGGGCCAGCTCCGTCTCCTTGTGGAAGCGCGGCCTAGCAACAACTGCCCCGTCTTGCGTAATCGTTTTTTGGCTGCGGCCAATTGGCAGCGCGCTGTGTGAGTTGTGTCCATATAGCACGGTTGGGTTTCGTCTGTAGTTTTTAAGCTTTGCACCCTTGGGGTTCAAAACGTCGCCATACCGGTCGACAGAGTCCGTAGATACGACAACAGTTAATTCTCTTTTTTCTTCGTCGAGTTCCGCCATCTTTGACGGCTTCGCGCCCTTCATGACGAGAACGCCGCCCTGAGTTGCCTCAAAGGCGCCGCCTTCTCTTACAAAGTCATTGAGTGTTGTTTCGCTCATTCGTTCCTTTGCGCCCCCCAGCTAAAACAAAATACTAAACTTGTTGTGGTCAATCAAGCGGTATTTTGAGAAATATCAATCTTTATCACCCTCGGCCTTGTCGTCTTCTTCGCCGGGGGCCTCTTTGGTTTCAGCGACACCATTCCAAGGCGCGCCCGGCATCTCTGCAAAGTCGACGCGGTTTTTGCGAATGTTTGTCTTGATATCTGACCCGTTAAGATCGCGGGCCTCCCGCTGCAAGCTTGTTAGACTCATTTTCGCATATATCTCGCGGGCCTTTGCGTCCCGGAGCGGGTCTATGTTTGGAATAGACTCGCCAACCCATTGACACGATGACCAAGCGCGACGAAGCAGCGGGTCTTTCCAGCCCGGAGCGGATATGCGCCCGGCGGCAATCTCCTCCGCAAGCCAAGCTCCATAGGTCGGGGTGTTAAACTTAACACCAACGTCCGTGCGCATTTTGTTTATGTGGACCCATATTTGTTTTAGCGTTCCGCGACTCGCAGAATAACTACTGCTAAATTTCTTCTCTATGAATTCAACAGACGAGCCGGCGGCAGCGGCCAGGTTATCAAAAACCGCGCCGCTAAACGCCTTGTAGTCGTCGGCGGGAGCCTCGGTCTTGTGCATAACTATTTTATCGCCGCGCTTATTGTTTACAAGAACAACATCGCCAACACCAAGCTGAACCTTTTTGTTGTTGGTAAAGGTTAGTGGGTCGATTGCGGCCTGCTGTGCGGCCTGTTTTTGGGCCTCTCCCGACAATCCACCTAATGCGAGTATCTCGTCCGCGCCCATCCCCTCCCACGGGTGGCCTGACGTCTGTTGCATGTTCTCCGTGGACATCATTATTGCCGACTGGTTGATTGCCTTGCGGAGCATCGTTGCGTCAAGCATCGTTAGGTCGGCCAGCGTTTGTAGCAACACGGCCAGCTTAGAGAATCCTCTACCCTGACCGCCATATTCTTTGTTATAGCCGTGAATCATAAGCGGTCGGCCAGACTTCCTGCCCCACTTCGGTATTTTCTTCTCGATGAAATAGCCCGGCTTCACTGGGTCGGCAATCCATACCTTGTACCCTATCTCGCGGCCGTTTTTGTCCCGAACGATTCCATCGTCTTGATAAAGCTGGGCGTAAGTTGACGTCACGGCGTTGCCGCGTATTTGGTTGGCATCCATGATATTAAACATTAGCGGAGAGATTAGCCTCTTGCTCGACGAATAAGCGTATGTTGAAAAGCTCTCGCCGTCCCTGTCGTAACATAGCATCCAAAGCTGCTGGGTCTGGTTATAGTTCATTGTGCCGTCTACGCTTTGCTCCGGGTCGTTAGCAAACAACTCCCAACGGCGCTCAACATCGGCAGCCCACGCTTCCATCTCCTCGTGACTTCTGCCAAGAAGCTCCGCCACCGGAGTTGCCTCAAGCTTGAGCCCAACACCAATGGTCGCCTCAACCATATTGTCGATTAATGCGCGCGCGCGCAGGCTTTCCATGTGCGCCCGGCGAGTATTCATCCGCGTCTCTCGATGATAGATAACCTTGTCGGTTCCGCTATACGGAAGCCCGTCCTCGAACAGCGCGCCGCCGCCATCGCCGCCAATTACATGATAGTCTAGACCTTGATTCATTGGCGCGGACTTTGTTTTTGTCCCACGCCGGAGCCAGCGCTTAAATCCCTCGAACATTTACCACCGCCTTACTCTGGCGTGCAATACCCGGCCGCCGTTAAGGTCTAATATCAACTCCTCCTCGCGCTCGCGAAGGTCTTTTTGCATTGCCCGAAGCTCGCTTAGCGACCTCCGTTTGGTCTCGTGGGCGCCATCTGCACCAGTTGACATTTTGAATGACTCAACGTCGCCCTTGACGCCAAGTGCAATCTTGATGGCCGCGCGGATTTCTATAAGCTCCTCTTGAACCTCGGCGAGCTCTTCTTCTTTTTGTTGGCGAATTGCGCTCATGCTGAAAATATACCCCTTCCCAGACGTCTAATAAAGCGGTTTTTTAAGTTTTCGGTACGAATGGCTTTGTTAACTTGTTAAAATGGGTTTGATAAAACTGGGCCGTTGTCCTCTTATTAACAGCCTCCTCTACCGCTGGCCGCATCCATTCGACGCGGCTAATTCTGATATTCTTTCGAGATTCGTCTTTAATCATTTTAATCGGCCTGATTTTATTTCGCCCGCGCCCAACTCGTCGACCAAAAAACACATATACGCCAGCCTTCAGATTGTGGGTGCTTTTAGTTATTCTAAACGCACCCTTGTAATTTGCTTTGTCCAGCCTGCGTATATGCCAAAGCTCCCTGCCGGGCATGATACGAACAATCTCGCCAAGCGCATCAAATCTATATTTCCTTTTCACCGATTTGGAAAAGTCCCCACCACGGGAGAATGCGGTCGGGATAGAATAGCCGCGAATCTCGCCGCCCTCTTCTTGTTCTTTTAGCCCAATAAATGGTGAGCTTCTTTTGCCCCATGTTTCCCTTGCGCCCATAATCGATTGCATAGACGTCGTGTCGCGACCCTTGGCCCACGTGATACGCAGGGAGCTTGCTAGGAAGTTTGCCCGCCGGATAATATACCAGCGCGGCAGCGTCGCCGTCTTGGCCCGCGCACGGGTTGCACGTGCTTGGTCATTTAGCACTCCGCGAACTATTGCCGCCTGCTGTGACGGACGCTGTATTTTCAGCTCTTTCGCGAATTGGCGCAGCTGCCTATCGTCAACGCTTATCATCAATAGCATCCTTCATCTCGCGCAGACGCGCTTGGTGCATCGCCCCGATTACGGCGCGGACGGTATACCGCTCCTCCGCATAAGTCTTGGTCTTGCCGGCCAGCACCATCTTGGCCCGGGCCGTATTCACAACCGACTCCAAGAACTCGTCGGCGGCGCACCACGCATACACCTTGCAGTCGAGGGCTTCGTTGTTTCTATTCTTGGCCTTGTGAAAGCTAAGGTCTTTGCGCTGCTCCTCCGCCGTCAACATCTCAAAATAGTGGTCCGGGTAGTCTCGCGGATGGTCTGGGAACTTCGCCCGCTGGTCAGCCTCCTGCGACCGGGGAACGCGCAGGCTATCATAAATAACTCGCTTGTAATAATTGGTCGACACGTCCACGCACTTCTGCCCAGCCTGCATCTTGGCGGTAAAGCGCGTAAACGACTTAACGCTCATCTCGTCGCCGCGCTTCTTGTCTTTTTTGAGCGCCTGAAAGCCCTTGACCGGAACCAGAAACGGATACCTCATACAAAATTCATATACAGCCTGCGTCCGAAGCCCGTCGCCGGAGTCTATAAATATCCGTTTAACCGGAACAAACGTGCCGTCCATCCGCCTATATTTCAGCTGCGAGTCTTCTATCCACTTCAGCATCTTAGCCCAAGCGCCAGAGCTGGGATCGTTTGTGTGGCCATAGAAGACCTTATATTCTATCGACCAAGTCTTCAGGTCAAGTCCGGTGCCAAGCATCTCTATCTCGAGACGTGGCAGCGATGCCTTCCACGGGTCTTTTCCTTCGCTCATCATTTGTGCGACCGTATTGTCTATTTGCTTATCAGAATACGTGGAATATATCTGCTTCCCCTGCTGGACGTCTGCGCCGCCCGTAATAAACAAAACCTCGTCCGGAGGCTCGCACGACTTATAGCTGCCGCGATGTTCTATTGCCTTCTCCATAGAAACGCGCAAGCCCGTTTCTTTGTACGTCAGTCCCTGTACTAGGTTTCTGAAGTTTTGCGCGGCAAGCGGGGACGAATGTGATTTGATAAACTCCTGCGCTACCTGAAGCCAAGTCATAAGCGGTGAATACAAAGCACTCAGATGGAAGCTTGCGATGTGGTCAAACTCCGGCTCCTTTTGCGGCACCCATATCCCGCCCCGCAGCATGTAAGGCTTCTTCGTTTCTTGTATACAGGCCCCGCAGTGCTCGCATACATAATAGACCTCGTTGTTGCGTATTCGCCCGGAACTCGTCGACCATGTAATGCCCCCGGTGTCGCCGCTGTCTATCTTTAGCAGCTGGCGCTTGTTACATTCTGGACACGGCACCCAGTACTGGCGCATGTCGCCTTCTTCATAAAGCTCCGCAATCTTAGAATAGCCCTCTATTGTCGGCGTGCTTGATACATATATCTTTTTCAAGTTGTGCCACGCCTGCGCACGCTTTTTAACAATATCAAATGGGTTGCCTTCATTTTTAAGATTCTCAACCCAGCGGTCTACCTCTTCGCAAACAACAATCCGCTTCGTTTCGGACGCCAGCTGCGACGCGCTCTGGGCGCTAGCAACGTCTAGCGTTCCTCCGTCAAAGGTCTTGGAGTATATTTTGTCGCCGCTCCGGCGCGTATCAAGATGGCTTGAGTCCCGCAGCTCCAGACCCATGCTTTTAATGCGCGGCATCATTCTCTTCTTGAGCCACTTGCTTCCTGCGTCGAGCGTTGCGGTGGCACAAATAATTTCAGAAGGAACCTCAGACATAAAATACGCACAAAATATCTCGCCAATTGTTGTCTTGGATATTTGAGCGCCGGACTGAAACACCACCTGATTGATTGGCGACTCAGGACTAAGGCACGCCAAAATTTCTTCACAGTATGGCGACCGAGACATCTTAAACTTCGCACCCTCAAGCGGGCCGATTGGAATAATAGAACCCTCTGCGTATTCGACTAAGCTCTGCTTGCGAGCCCGCGTCGGTCGCGCGGCAACCATTGAGGAAAGCCACGCATAGTCGCTGACCTCTGGCGCCAGCTTTATGTCACTCGCCTGATTGCTGTTCAATGTTCTTCAGCTCCTTGGCAAAGTCGTTTTTGGTCGTATCCGTGATATTTAGAATCCCGTCTAAAAATTCGGTATAGTGTTCCGGGAGTAGCTTGCCGGCCTCAAGAATGTTCTCCCCAAGGTCTTTGAGACCAGTGTTTCCATACCGCTCAAACGCAGCAAGCATTCGGTCGAAGAAGTGGAACAGTCGATAAACCGGCTCGCGGCCAATAAGCTCCGCGCGGAATTTGAGGTTCTTCAGACGCGCCTCCATCGCCTGCTCCTCGGCCCGGAGCATCTTTGCTACGCTCGTCCGCTCGGCGATACTATCTGCGCTGCTCTTGAACGCGTCGGTCTCGCCCTGCGTCTCGTCCTCAAATTCATCTCGGGTGGCCAGACCACCTTGTTTCTTAACCGGCAGCCCCTGCGCTTTATTGCGGCGCCTATTGTTAAGCTCCTCGGTGGTCCGACCATAGCCTGCTTTGTATTGAGCTGATTTATATGCGTCAACATCGATGCGGCCGCACTTGCCATGCGGCACAAGGTCAAGCGAACCAGAATCGATGGCCTTGTGAATAGCTTTATTTGTTACGCCGCACAATCTGGCGAATTCACTCTTCTTCAATAAGCGCATGTCCAAGTAGTACCACAAAGCTGGGCCGATGGCTAGTGGAAATGGGACCCAATCTCCGGGCTTGCGAACAATCTGAACGCGGGGGCGCGGGGCAGACT